TGGTAAGGTATGGGCTACATGGCGGGAATGGATGAAGATGGGGAAAGAAGATTCAATGCTAGGAAGACCTGAACCACGTTTCCCAAACCAACCCGATTACATGGCGGGATACAACCATAAGAAAAGAACTACCCCAACCAAAGGAGAATGACGCTATGAACCTTTTCTACTCAAGAAACACACTAGGCCTTCGAGGTATCAGACGCTCACAACGGTCTGTACTGGGTGGCTGGCAGAATTGCACAGCGATTTACTTACCGTTGGTTTCAATCATCATCACCTATGGCCCAATCACACCCAATATCAAAACTACACCACGAATGAGGAGACAAGCATGAAGAGCTTTAGCCTAGGTAGCAAGGTAGTCAATCGCAACGGTGAAACCGGCGAAGTAGTGGAACTCCTCTCGCCATTCTTCGTAGCGGTGTATTGGTATGAGGCAGACAGGGAAACGCGGTGTGATATTGGCACACTAGAAAGGAAGGGATAGGCCATGGAGACCATCACGTACAAAAGGTGCACCATTAAGCTAGTGCAGGACGAAGACCCTGAAAGCCCTAGGGAGTGGAACAACGTAGGGGAAATCCTTTATACCTCTTCCCGCTATAACTTAGGAGATCGGCGGACCACCTCAGAGGAAATTAGGGAGATTACCCAGCGCAAAGACGTTGTATACCTTCCAGTGTATGCCTACATTCACAGTGGGATAGCCTTACGCACTGGGCCTTTCGGGTGCCCTTGGGATAGCGGACAATGCGGGATTATCTGGTGTACGAAAGAGAAAGCGGTAAAGGAGTGGGGAAAGAAGCGATTCACAAAAGCAGTCAGGAAGAAAGCGGAGCAATGCTTAGAGGGGGAAATCAAAACGCTTGATAGCTACTTCCGAGGGGATATTGTCGGGTTTATTGCTGAGAATCCAGACGGCGAAGAAATCGACTCTTGCTGGGGTTTCTATCCCGATGATAGCAGGGGATATAGCAAACGCTGGGAGTACCCGATTGAAGAGGCAAAAGCTAGCATAGACCACTGGCGAGAGAAACGCACAAAGGAACTGAGAGAAGAACGGAGAATCACCCGCTCTAAGCGGGAACAACACATGGCATTGGCTTAGGTCAAAGAGGATAACATGAAACCTAACACACACCAGACGGACAACCTAGATGCAATCCTAGGCATTACTCGCGGGTTAGCCTTGGGGTTTGTTCTATGGGTACTTCTGATCAGTTTTTTATGCTTGTAACCTTCCATGTATAGAAAGGATCTACCCATGAAAACCTACCAATTTACAGTAGAGCGGCATGAAGACTACGGCACACTAGGGTTTAAACCTAAGTGGTACCCTGAAGGCGAACCTTTAGTAGGAATGACAGTGGCACATGACATTCTAGAGCATTTCCCACATGACGACGGGAAAGCAGAGGGGGAGTTTCTCGCCTTGGGTGCTGCTCTTTGGATACGCGGGAACGGGGGACTATTCAGCAACAGCAGTCCTGAAGAGAATATTGCCGCCGATCTTCCTCAGGTATGGGCGCATCACGTATACCGCGACAGGCGGACATCACTGAAACCGTGCGGGGTATCTCATGACGAAAGGCTCATGGATCAATGCCGTGAAATTGTGCGGATTGCCATGAATGAATTTAGACACCGAGAAGAGGAAATCCAGCCTAGTGAAGAGAATCAGGAAGGCATAGCACGGTGGATAGCGCGCGGATACATGAAAGCTTCACGGCGATACGGGCGCATAGGGGCCTGTATGGTAGCGTGGGATTTGTTCAGGCCGATTCAAGAGCAAGCAGACAGGGTACTGAAGTATGCAGAGGAAGGAATGATCCTCAACGTAAAAATCAGCCTAAAGAATAGGTCTGTCAAGGTGGCTTGCGATTATCCAGCGGATTTTTATTAACCTGATTCTTCCACACATAGAAAGGATCTACCTGTGAAACACAACGGGTTTGTATTTTATGATGGGCCTAGCATGCTTGATGGGAAACCGATTCTAGGCATTGCAACGGGATTGAAACAGACGCGGACAAACACGAAGACAGGTGCAATGATACAGACCTACATACTCCGCAAGGAAGAAAACCCAGTGATAGCACATAAGCGGGGGTTAGATGCTAGTGTGTGTGGGGATTGTCTTCATCGTACCTTGGGGACATGTTATGTACGACTAGAGAACGGTCCTCTACAAGTGTACAGGGCATATCAACGGGGGGGATATCCGCATCTTACCCTGCAAGAATCCCGCACACTACTTGTCGGACGTATCGTGAGATTAGGGGCATACGGAGACCCCGCAGCTATCCCTTTTGCAACGTGGGAAACCATCCTAGACTGTGCACATAACTGGACGGGATACACACACCAATGGAAAGCAGAACCTTTTGCTCCCTTCCAGCGTTTCACTATGGCGTCATGTGATACAGATGCAGAGTATCAAGAGGCAAAGGCTTTAGGTTGGCGAGCTTTCTATGTGGTACCTCAGGGTTACTCAGGGAAACCCCAAGGGGCCTTTTTGTGCCCCGCATCGGAGCAAGCGGGGAAAAAACTAACCTGTATCGATTGCACAGCATGCAATGGCACACAGGGGAAAGCTACTGCATCGGTCTTTATTCCAGTGCATGGAGTAGGCTTTAAGCAAACCCGCTTTTCTAATCTCATACAAATAGGGAAAGCTTCGCACTAATGCGCCCATATGTGGGAAGGATGATATCATGGAGCTAAATTGCCCTGTGTGTGGAAGTAACCAGACAAACACCTACCGAATCAAAGGTGGCTACTACCTTGTTGAATGCGTGAACTGCGACAGAGAGACCACGGTGGATTGTAGTGTAGAAGAACTAGCAGAGCGCATCGACAGACTAACCCACGCATAACCCTCTGAAGAGCCGCGTGGCGAAACCTGGCGGACACCATACCGCTAGGTCAGGGTTTTTTCAGGCATACATAGGGGGGATACCGTTTCCCGGTCCCTGTGTGTATCTTTAACTTCAACCAAGGGGAGGTGTGCCATGCACTCAGCATCTTTGCGACGTAACCCACCACGCACAACCGCAAACACGCGCCGTAACCGTCCGCCATGGTACCTGTGGATGCTCACGGCGATCTCCTGCGGGGTGTTTGTGGTGGGACTTATCATCCTCGCGCATCGCAAGTTCTTCGTCATTGCGGCCATCATCCTGAGTCTCATGGGGTTACCATCGGACGCACTGGCATCGTGCACAACCCACACAGTCTACGGGCCTGATGGTTCAATGCGCGTCTGTCAAACCTGCTGCAACAACGGGTCATGTCAGACATTTTGTAGTTAGCTAACCGGGCGTAACGTGAAGGGTGGGCACACCTTATGATCACTGTTTTTACCGCTAATGTTCCATTGCTAGGAGAGATCTATTTTGGGTATGATCCTGTGGGTGGAAAGTGTGTGTGGGAATTCACCTCTGCGAAGACACTCGCGGAGATACGGAGGTCATATGTACAAAGAACTGGGGATACTCTCGACAGTACTGTCAGCAGTCCGCCTGCTCGACGACAACATCCCCGCGCAGACGCTCAGTGTATTCCTAGCCGTCGCCAAGAATGAGGGCATCGGCATTGGGGAGCTTGCGACGAAGTGCGGGTTGGCGGATTCATCGGCCTCTCGTAATGTCGCGGCCCTGAGCGATTGGCATTGGCTGAAACGTCCTGGTCTTGGCCTGGTGGAAGTGCGAAGTGACCGGATGGACGTGTGGAAAAAGACCGTGTGGCTTACACCGAAAGGTAAGAAGCTCGCGGAACAACTTGTCGCGATATTGGGAGGTGACCATGCCTAAGCGAAACCTTCCTGATGGCATCCGCCAGAGGGGAAACAGTTACTTGATCGACGTGACCATCAAAGGGACACGGCGCACGAAGACCATCCCCGCGTTGGATCTCGACCGTGCTATCGCAGAGCAGGCCCAGCTTCGCGCCGACATGCTACGGCAGGTCTCAGTACCGGCGAAAGAGGAGCGCGACACCTGGACACTGAGGCAGGCGTATGACAAGTGCGTGGAGTTGTACTGGTCAGACGCAAACAGCGGGGTAAAACTCGCACGTAACGCGGAGATTGCCCTTGAGCATTTTGGCGAGGCTACACCGCTGGATGTCATCACTGATGAGAAGCTCGATCAATACGCCGCGTACCTCATGGCATCCGGTAACAGTAACGCGACGATCAACCGCAAGCTCTCCGCCGTGTCACGTATGCTCACCCTCGCGGTGAAACGCGGGAAGCTCGTGCGGAAACCCAGCGTGGAACGCCGCAAGGAGTTCAAGGGGCGTATCCGGTTTCTCTCCCACATGGAAGAGCAGCAAGTGCTCGGTACCCTGGCATCGTGGGGGAAGGATGAGCACGCAGAGGCGGTCTGTGTCCTGATCGATACTGGGATGAGACCCAGCGAACTGTACGCACTGGTCGAGCGGGATCTCGACTTCATGAACGGGATCATTCACGTATGGAAGACCAAGAACAAGGAAGCTCGGAGCATTCCTATGACACAGCGTGTCAAGGAGATCCTGTGGCGACGGTCTCAGGTCATCATGTCCGGGGCGTTGTTCCCTTACGACAACTTCTGGATGGAGCACGTATGGGATCGTGTGAAGGGACACATCGGCCTGGGTGAGGACAAGGAGTTCATACCTTACGCACTCAGGCACACCTGCATCTCCCGGCTGGTGCAACGCGGGGTACCCCTGAAGGTGGTGATGGAGTGGGCCGGACATAAGAACATCCAGACCACTATGCGGTACGCTCACCTGTGCCCCACGAACCTGATGGATGCCGTCAAGGTGCTTGAGATTGCGTAATCCGATTGCGGCCAATGTTGCAGATGATGTTGCAGAGATGTTGCGGAATGATGCAGAATAGCCGCAACACACTCGCTGAAATCTACGCCCGAGTGGTGAAATTGGCATACACAAGGGACTTAAAATCCCTGTATAACAATTCCCACATCTGCAATCGATTCATAAACCCGCTTTGGATCACACGATTCGAGCGGGTTTTCTTTTGCCTAGTCACTTCCACACATGGAACTATCCACAGGCTGTTGCTGGGTTTGTCTCCGCAGCATGCCCTTATTGGTTGGACCTGTAGTTGGCCCGAAACATCCACGGAGGGAATATGAACGACCTATACGCCCGTCAGTGTGAACTTGAAAAAGAGATGCAGGGCCTAGGGGCCAAGCGGTTTATTGAGCAGATTCAGAAGGCGCGGGAAGGCCACCAGGAGAGTAATACGATCTACGGTATGCAACTTGCCCAGCGGACCATCCTCCCGATGAGTCAGGCTCTTGAGGAGTGGGTGGCCCAGGTGAATAAGACACGCGGCACTCGCCCCATTGCAGCAAAGTACTTGGCAGACCTCGACCCGAAGGTGGTGGCGTACATCACTGTCCGGGTAGCTCTCGATTGTATCACCCTGCAACGGTCCCTACAGAAAACCGCTATCGCCGTCGCCTCGGGGTTGGAAGACGAAGCCCGGTTCACGCACTTCGAGGGAAACGCCAAGGGTCTCTGGCATACCGTCACCACGAAGCTCGACAAAGCCACGAAGCACGCTGGACACAAACGCCGCGTGCTCATTCATGCGATGAACCGTGCCGCTGAACGCGACAGCAACCTTGAGTGGCAACCGTGGTCGCAAATCGACAAGTACCATGTCGGGGTGCGCTGTCTGGACCTCTTGGCCGCAGCCACGAAACTGATTCGGATTGTGACCCTCGACCAGGGGAAGCGGACATCATCCACGGTCGTCGAAGCCACCGAGCAAACGCTGAAATGGATCGAGGAGAAAAACAGCCGGTGCGAACTGCTTGCCCCGGTGTTCCTCCCTACGATCATCCCGCCGAAGCCCTGGCGAAACCCCTACGAGGGGGGCTACCACACCAAGGCGGTGCGCCCGTTGCGTTTAGTGAAGATACGGAACGAGAATTATCTCGAAGAGTTGTTTCACCGGGTCGATGACATGCCCGTCCTGTATCAGGCGGTGAACGCAGTACAGGCCACACCCTGGCAGATCAACGGCCAGGTGCTCCGGGTGATGCAGCAGATTTGGGATGCTGGGGCGAACGTGGGGGAGGTACCTAGCCGGGAAGATGCCCCACTCCCACCGAAGCCGCATGATATTGCCACCAACAAGGAAGCGAGGATTGCATGGAAACGGAAGGCGAGTACGGTACACACGGCGAACGTGAAACTGAGAAGCCAGCGAATACAGATGGCGAAAATTCTCTACATGGCGGAGAAGTTCAAGGACGAAGCTGCGATTTATTTCCCCCATCAACTAGATTTCAGAGGCCGTTTATACGCTGTGCCGTCCTTTCTCAATCCGCAGGGGTGCGACATGGCGAAGTCGTTGTTACAGTTTGCAGACGGGAAGCCTGTGGGAGACCGTGGGAGTCGCTGGTTGATGATCCACGCAGCAAATTGCTGGGGGGAAGATAAGTGCTCCCTTGATGACCGCGTGAAGTGGTCGCGGGAGAACCTCACGAAGATCGTGGCGGTCTCGCTTGACCCCCTCAGTGAACAGTGGTGGACCGAAGCGGACAAGCCCTGGCAATTTCTCGCGGCGTGCTTCGAGATCCACGCAGTCATCCTCAACCCGGATTATGTGAGCCATCTTCCGGTCAGTGTCGATGGGAGTTGTAATGGGTTGCAAAACTTCAGTGCCATGCTCAGAGACGAGATTGGGGGACGTGCGGTTAATCTGCTGCCGTCCAAGTTACCAGCCGACATTTATGCACGAGTGGCGGAAGTGGCAGCGGAGAAAGTTGCCGTGGATGCACAAGCCGGTGACCCGGTTGCTCTGCAATGGGTATCGTATGGTTTTGATCGAAAGGCCACCAAACGCCCGGTCATGACGCTTCCCTACGGGGCCACGCAGTACAGCGCACGACAGTACATCAAGGACTACATTGACGAGCGTGGTGACCACCCGTTCGGGGAAGACGCATTCGGTGCCGCGATCTACCTCAGCAAACACATCTGGTCGAGTATTGGGGAAGTCGTGGTCGCGGCCCGGTCTGCAATGGACTGGCTACAGAAGACCGCACAGATCGCGGCATCCGAGGGTCTCCCGGTGAACTGGACAACACCAGTCGGGTTCCCGGTGTTGCAGTCCTACGTCAACATGGACAGCCGCACCGTGAAAACCAAGATGGGCGGGGCGATGATCTATCACGTCTTGACCGAAGAGACCACGGTGATCGACCGACGCAGGCAATCGAGTGGCATCTCCCCGAACTTCGTGCATTCGATGGATGCAGCAGCATTGATGCTGTCTGTGCGCCGTGCCCTCGAAGCGGGGATCAGCCACTTCGGGATGGTGCATGACTCCTACGGAACCCTAGCCGCTGACATGGACACCATGGCAGTCTGTTTGCGGGAGGCGTTTGTCGAGTTGTATCAGCATGACGTACTTGAGGAGTTCCGGGGGTCGATCTTGGCTGGTCTCTCAGAGAAGAAGCAGCGGATGGTCCCGCCGTGCCCACCGAAGGGCAACTTGGATTTAGCGGCAGTCAAACAAAGTGTGTATTTCTTTGCCTAGATACTTCCACGCATGGAAACGATCAATAGGTTGGACCTGTAGTTGACCCGAACACTTAACCACATGGAGGAAACCTTGTGAGAGCAGCACGCATCGCTCAACGGCAGCAACGGAAGAAGGGCATGAAGCATCTCATCCGCGAGATGCGCGGGAGGATCACGGACTTACGAATCGCGGGTCTCGCCGCGTTTGAGGCGGGGGCGTTCGCGGAACGACAACGGAGGACCAATGCCGAAAATAGTGAGGGATGTGTTAATCCCGGCCCTGTGTGTGGTGATGCTGAACACCGCGATAGTTATGGTCGTGGAACACTGGAAGCAACAGCCTAAGGAAACCACCCTACACTCTCCGCAGTTCCACACCAAGCAATGCTTTGTTAACGCCACCGAACCACGCGAGCCGTGGTCCCCTCCGGTTGACGGCATCGTGGAGGTGGTGGGGTATGGGCACTACCTCGTCTTGTACTACCGGGAAGCCGACCGGCGGTACGCGGGGCCGAAGGGAGGGTGGGCTGAGGGTATTCAAGAGTTTGACCGGATCTATAAACCTATAGCGTGCCCTAAGGAGTGGGCATCGAAGAAAGGACGGTGAGGGCTGGACGAGAAGAAGAAAGAGGAGACTCCCAATTACCTCGGAATGTTTGCGTTTGTGGCGAGGCAGTCTGGTTCCGATTATTACAACGGAGAATACTTCATTGTAATGCAGACACCACACACGTTGTTCGGCGTGAAACTGGCGGGCGGTTACGGTGGGCATGAGTTGAGAACTATTTCTCTCGCCGGGTCAGAGGCATACACGGTTGTGGGTGCGTATCAAGATGATGCCGCAGCGCGGGTCGGGATTGATGCGATGAAACACTTCGCGGGGACACCCCAGCGTGGGGAGAAAGAGCAATGGGTGAGTTCGGTGTATAGCGCGTGTGCAGCGAACGCCCGCTTGGCTGAGAACGCTATTAAAGCCCGAGCACAGCAGCCCACTGAAGAGAAGATGGAGTGGGGGCTTACAGCAGTCATCCACCTTTACAATGATGGAACTTATACAGAGTGGCGGGGGGTGAAATGAAGCTACACGTTGAACTAGAGCCACCCCAACCAGTTAAGCCAAAGATCGCCCGCATCACCTTACAGATATCCGTTGATGAGGCGCAGTTGCTGCGGATAGTAGGAGGTATGAATCACACCATTGCACGAGTTTTGTGTAGCGACCCTCGTTTTTCCTTTGAGCGCACAACTTTCGGGCCGAGTGATGAGGCGCGGGTAGCGGCGATGCTGGGTAGGTTGTATCACGCATTTGATGGAAATGAGGAATTTGAATGTCGTTAAGAACAGTCCGCTCGCAAATCCGGCGTGGTGATCCGCTGGATCTCACTCAGGTCACCGACATGCTACAGGGAGGGGTTGATGCCAGCGTGGTTGAGCAGGGTTTCGAGCGGGAAGAACTCAGTGGGTTCCACGTCATCGACGAACGGGACTTTGCCGCCTCCTACCGAGACGAAATTTAGTAGGCCATCCTACTGCCGAGACAAGGGTGGGTGTGCCTGGTCTGAGATTGGCATATGTACATGCACCCGCACACATAAATGTCAGTATTCAGAGTACGACTACCATCGGGAAGTCTCCGAAGGGACCACGTATTACCGGAAGACCTGTCAGGAGTGCGGACGAGAGTACGACCACGGTTATAACTACCCCGACTAACGAACATGTCAGCACAGGTCTACCTCGTGTTCACCTTCACGCTCGACGGGCGTTGGTGGTGGAAATTGATGGGCGGAGTTTCAATTCAACAACATTAGCCGAAAGGAAATCTACGCATGAGTGATCAGCAGAAGCGGGAGCAGTTTACCTCCCCCAAGGGGACCGCAAAGTGGATTCGAGTCAACGAACCGGACACCAAGTATAAGGATGAGGGTGAGTACAAGGTGGATCTCCTCTTGGAGAGCAAGAGTAAGGAAGCCAAGGAACTCAAGAAGAAGATCGATGATGCTATCGAGGTAGCGGTCTCTGAGGCGAAGGCGAACAAGGCCAACGCCAAGCACGCCAAGATCATCAAGGCGGCTTCGGTGACCCCATACCGCCCGGACGTGGACAAGGAAGGGAACCCCACCGGGTTTACGATGTTTCGCTTCAAGGCCATCGCTTCCGGTGTAAGCAAGAAGACTGGAAAGCGTTGGACCTTCAAGCCGCGTCTGTTCGACGCCAAGGGTAAGCCGATCCGGAAAGAGGTGGCGGTCTGGTCCGGGTCAGTAGTCAAGGTCAGCTACGAGATGAGCCTGTACGGAATCACCGCGTACTCCCCGACGATGGGAGCCGGGGTGTCCCTGCGGTTGTGCGCGGTGCAGATCCTTGAGTTGAAGACCGGCACTGGTAAGGACGCAGCGGCGTTCGGCTTCGAGGCAGAGGACGAGGGGTATTCACAGGATGATTCCCCCGCGTTCACGGACGATCAGGCGGAAGCAGGGCAGTCAAACGACGCAGCGAATGAGGACTTTTAATCGCCGGCAACGCTTCAACCAGCAACGTCAGAAAGATGGGAAGCGCAGCGGCTTAGAGTCGGCTGTAGCTTCCCAGCTTGATAAGGCTGGTGTGAAGTACGCATACGAGCAGGTCAAGATCGAGTATCACAAGCCAGCCAAGACCTCGAAGTACACACCGGATTTCGTACTTGAGAATGGCATCATCATTGAGACGAAGGGGATCTTCGATACGGCAGATCGGCAGAAGCATCTACTGATCAAAGAGCAACTCCCCGAACTGGACATCCGGTTCGTCTTCAGCAATCCCAATCAACGCATTAGCAAGATCAGTAAAACAACCTACGCCATGTGGTGTGAGAAGAACGGCTTCGCCTATTTTGCGAAGGCCGTTCCCACTGAATGGCTCAAAGAGAAAGGTACTAAACAATCGTGATTGAACACATGGGCTATATCCTCATCGTCAGCATCCTCCTCATCATTGTCTGTGCCCTTCCAGACATCATCCATGATCTCTCGGAGTATGCCTCCGACGTATGGCAGGCGATTCGCCGCGTGCCCGCTCGGTTCAAGGGGGAGTAATGCCCCGGAAGGTCACCAACCTCATCATCGTCCACTGTAGTGCGACTCCCGCGAGTCACACGCACGTTGACGCTAAGGAGATCGACGGCTGGCACCGCAAGAAGGGCTGGCTGAAAATCGGGTACCACTATGTCATTACACGCGATGCTGTTGTCCAGAAGGGCCGAGAGCAAGAGGAAATTGGGGCACATGCGGCGGGGTTTAACCACGAGTCACTCGGGGTATGCCTGGTTGGAGGAACCGCTGAAGACGGGAAGACTCCCGAGAACAACTTCAACTCGCAGCAGATGTACGCCCTCCACGCTCTCTTATTACGACTACGCCAGGATTATCCTCATGCTCGCATTGTTGGGCATGGTGAACTTGATCCAAAGAAAGCGTGCCCCTCGTTCAGCGTCAAGTACTGGCTTACAGATAAGCCGGAACTGGCCGTCGAGTAATTAGTTGGACCTGTAGTTTGCGGGAGACCTGAGGAATTGTCCTTGGGTCTCCCGTTCGTTTGTCTTCAATCATCCACACATGGAAGGAGTCACGCTATGTCTACCGCTACCGTTGAAGCAGCCGCCGAAGTACAAGTCCCGGTCAACGTGTTCAACACCCGTCGAGCCGCGCAGATCTTGAGCAGTATCCCGTCCACGAATCAGCAGCATTCCGTCCTCAACCATATCCTGATGAAGGGATCAATCAGCCAACTCGAAGCGCACGAACTCTACAAGGTTCGCCGCCTCACGTCCCGCATTGATGAACTCAAGAAGCGGGGTGTCGCCCTCGTCGCGGAGATGCGGAAAGACCTCGTGGGAGATAAGTATGCACGGTACTACATCGCCGGGAACATCTCCCGATAATTCGTCGTGCATCCGACATGAGCCGTGTCCGTCCTGCGGTAGCCGAAATAACCTCGGTCGCTACAGTGATGGGCACGGCTACTGTTTTGGGTGTGAGTACTACGAGCCTGGTGAGGGCACCGTCAAACAGGGGAGGAGATCAACAGCGGTGAAGTTAGACTTGATCGAGTGGGGTGAATACAAAGCCCTCACGAAGCGTGGGATCTCAGAGGAGACCTGCCATAAATTCGGCTACACAGTCGGGAAGGACAGCGCGGGAATCCCTGTGCAGATTGCCCCCTACTATGATGCCGAGGGGAATGTCGTGGCGCAGAAGATTCGGTACGCCAACAAAGCGTTCACCTGTACCGGCGACATGAAGAAAGCGCAGTTATTCGGGCAGCAGTTGTGGCGGGATGGCGGGAAGATGGTGGTGATCACGGAAGGTGAGATCGACTGTCTGACAATCAGCCAGCTACAGAATAACAAGTGGCCGGTCGTCAGCCTGCGGAATGGCGCAGCCGGTGCTCATAAGTGTTTGCAGGCCAACATCGAGTGGTTGCAGAAGTTCGACGCGGTGATCCTCGCATTCGACATGGACGAGGCGGGGAAGAAAGCGGTTGAGAAGTGCGTCCCACTCCTGCCCCCCGGCAAGGTGAAGGTCTGGAATATCCCTCTCAAGGATGCTAACGAGATGCTCCTGGCTGGCCGTGAGAAGGAGATCCTCGACGCGGTGTGGGGAGCCAAGGTGTACCGACCTGACGGGATTGTCAGTGCAGCGGACACCTGGGATCTGGTCATCAAGGATGAGCCGGGTGAGAGCGTTCCCTATCCGTGGGCTGGTCTCAATCTACTGTACGACGGGCTACGTGTGCGGGAGATTGTAACGCTGTGCGCCGGGTCGGGGATTGGGAAGTCGGCGTTGTGCCGCGAGATCGCCGCGCACTTGATTACCCTCGGGGAAACCGTGGGCTACATCGCCCTCGAAGAATCCGTGAAGAAGTCAGTGCTGGGTCTCATGTCCGTCTTCGCCAACCGCCCACTACACAAGCGGGATGCGCGGAAGCTGGTCGATGACGAGTCGTTCAAATCCTCATGGGAGAAGTTGAAGGACAAGGCGTACTTCTACGACCACTGGGGATCGACGGACAGTGAGAATCTCCTCAACAAGATCCGCTATCTGGCCCACGGCTGCGGCTGTAAGTGGATCATTCTTGACCACCTTAGCATTGTGGTCAGTGGTCAGGCTGAGGGCGAAGAGCGGCGACTGATCGACAACACCATGACGGCTCTGCGGGCGTTGGTTGAGGAACTGGGGATCGGGATGATCCTGGTCTCCCACCTGAAGCGGCCCGAGGGGAAAGGCCACGAAGACGGCGCACAGACCTCGCTGTCCCAGCTTCGAGGTTCCGCCGCGATTGCCCAGTTATCAGACGGGGTGATCGGGTGCGAGCGCGATCAGCAGGATAAGATGAATGCACACATCACCACAGTACGTGTGTTGAAGAATCGATTCGCTGGTGAAACCGGGATTGCCTGTTATCTCTCGTACCAGAAAGACACAGGTCGTCTCATTGAACTGTCTGAGTGTCCGTTCGTGGATGAAACGACACAGGAAGGTGGCGATGACATCACTTGAAAAGAATGTATTCAAGGTGGTGCTCCGGTGCACGACGCGGGTGTGCCACGGCTTCGATGCCAAGAACATCCTCGTTCTTGCTGAGAGTATCTCCGATCAGGTCGTGAAGGCGGTTATCGTAAGCGATCCTGAGGTGTACTTTGAACTCCGCACGGATCGCGCCGAGACGTGGTGCCTCATGAACGCCGTTCTTGATGAGGTCGCGAAGGAGATCCCCGCCACCGCCCGGATTGAACTGGTTGGGGTGGGTATCCTTCGGTCACATCAAGTGGCCTATCTGAAGAACATGGAAGAGAGGAAACAGAAGCGATATGCAACCGCAACTACTGACGGTGGTAACAGAGGAGACACTCAAGACCTGGCCTGCTGACGAGTGGCCGAAGTGGTGGGTCGAACGGAAGATCGACGGTGGGCGGATGACGTTCTGTGATGGGACGTTTGCGTCCCGCACGGACAAACCGTTCTACAACCTCGAACGTATTGCGGAAGAACTCAAGGAACTCCCTGGCTGGATGCTCGACGGGGAAGCCTACGCGGGATCGTGGGCGAAGACCATGAGTATTCTCCGCAGTAAGAAAGCGGTGGATAACACCGACCTGCGATTCTGCGTCTTTGATACTATGTCGAAGTTCTCTTGGAGACAAGGGCGATGCCTAGACATCCTTGAGGATCGTCGTTCTGAGTTGATGATGCTTACAACAGGGATGCAGTACGTGGTTCCTATCCTCCCTGAGTTCGCAAATTCCTATGAGGAGTTCGCCACACTTCACAAACGGAACCTCGCGGAAGGCTGCGATGGTACCGTTCTGAAACGCATTGACTCCCTCTACGAGTTCAAACGCACGAAGACCTGGCTGAAGGTCAAGCCGTGCCTCGATGTGGATGGTGTTGTCATTGACATGGAGGAGGGGAAGGGGAAGTACAAGGGGATGCTCGGGGCGTTGGTCGTTCGCCAGGACAGCGATAAAGGCTGCGATCTCGTTACCAAGGTCAGTGGTATGACGGACATGGAGCGGGAACTCTGGTGGAATAACCGGGGGCTTCTCATCGGGAAAACCATCGAGGTCAAGATCCGGGGTTACCACCCATCGGGTAGCTGGATTGAACCGAGGTTTCACAGAATAAGAGAGGATGCGTAACATATGAAAGAGATTGTCTTCGACATTGAAACCAATGGGTTCCTGCATGAACTCACGAAGGTGCATTGTATTGCCCTAGCCGACGAGAGCGGTACCGTGCAGTCCTTCAACGGTGAACGGATTGTCGAAGCCCTCTCTTTGCTGGGACAGGCCGAGGTCTTGATTGGACATAACATTCAAGACTTCGACCTGCCGGCACTCAAGAAGGTGTACCCGCAGTTTAACCCGCGTGGTCTCGTGCGGGATACCCTGCTGTGTTCCCGGCTGATCTGGCCTGAGATCACCGCACAGGACATGGCGATCATCCGCAAAAACCCCGCTGCGTTCCCCACGACTCTCATTGGTGATCACAAGTTGGAAGCGTGGGGGTATCGACTGGGTGAACGGAAGGGTGAGTACGCGAAGGAGCAGGGTAAGGATGCCTGGGTCACATGGGCACAACAGATGGAGGACTACTGCCGACAAGACGTGGTGGTCAACTTCAAGCTGTGGCGGTTGATCAAAGGGAAGAAGTACTCCGAGGAAGCAATTCAGTTGGAGCACGACTTCAGGGAGATCATCGCGGAACAGGAACGCGAGGGCTTCCCGTTTGATGAGGAAGCGGCCAAGGCATTCTATGTCGAACTGTGTGCCAAGCGTGCAGAGTTAGACCGGGAGATCATGCCGTACTTCCCGCCGTGGGAAACCCGGAAGACGTTTACGCCGAAGGTGAACAATAAAAAGTACGGGTACGTCAAGCACGTCCCTTTCACCAAAGTCGAAACACACACCTACAACCCCGCGAGCGACAAGCAGACCATCGAGAGACTGAAGGTACAACGCGGGTGGGAGCCGGTGGATTTCACCGATAAGGGCAACCCGAAGATCGATGGGGAAACCCTTCGGAGACTGGGGGAGCAATGGCCTGAATGTAGGCTCCTCGCTGATCGTGCCGACATCGAGAAGATCATCGGTATGTTGGCGGAAGGAGAGAACGCTTGGTTGAAGCTCTGCAAGAAAGGCCCCGATGGTATCAGCCGGATACACGGTAAGGTCATCACGAACGGAGCAGTCACCGGGCGATGCGCCCACTTCCAGCCAAACCTCGGGCAGATCCCGAAGGAAGGGGAGATGGGGGCGCGGTGTCGCCGGTTGTTCACCACGATCCCCGGCTACAGCCTTCTCGGGGCAGATGCCTCGGGGTTAGAACTGCGGTGCCTCGGTGGGTACATGGCGAAGTATGACGACGGGGCGTATGTCCGCATTGTCACGACCGGCGATGTTCACACGGAGAATCAGCGGGCGGCAAATCTAAAGACCCGCAGCCTTGCGAAGACGTTTATCTACGCCTTCCTCTACGGGGCTGGTGGGTGGAAGATCGGCCTGATCCCTGGGGTCACCGAGGAAGAGATCCTGATGTACAAGGAAGAGGGTGTCTGGAAACAGGCGAAGTCTACCTTGGAACGCCGGAACATGAGCACCTCAGATTACAACGTCGCGTTGGAAGTCCAGGGGCGCAAACTGAAGGCGCAGTTCATTAAGGGCCTCCCAGCGTTGGGACTACTGAAGGCTGCGGTGGAAACCAAGGCAAAAGAACAGGGGTTCATCAAGGGGTTGGATGGCCGGTTGATTCCGTGCCGGTCAGCACACTCATCGTTGAACACCTTACTGCAATCAGCGGGATCAATCCTTGTGAAGAAAGCGACGGTGATTTTCCACCGGCACCTCAAGGCGCGCGGCCTGAAGGATGCCGGGGTATTCCGCCAGGTCGTTCACGTTCACGATGAATTGCAGGGGCTTACTAAACACGGCCACGAGGGGGAAGTAGGAAAACTTGCGGTCCAATCAATCAAGGAAGCGGGCGAGTACTTCAAGTTCCGCTGCCCGCTCGACGGCGAGTGGAAGATCGGGGCGAACTGGCAGGAGACTCACTGAAGCGGGGAAAAAGCGGGACGCTAATCTTCGCCGGCGGTATGGAATAACACAGGCGGGCTATGAGTCGATACTCAGAAGTCAAGACTTCGTGTGCGCGATTTGCCGGAAACGATGCGAGGTCAAGCCTGTGTTGTCGGTCGATCACGACCATGCGACGGGGAAGGTGCGTGGCCTACTGTGCCACACATGCAACCATCAATTAGGGGTGATCGAGAACGAGTGGTTTGTGGCCTCCGCCCATGAGTACCTAAAAAAATTTAACACTGAACATCCACACATGGAAAGGACGAATGAATGCGAAAACTAACCGAAGAAGAAATCTTATTTGAACGCGAGGGTCGCGGGCGGTTTAACCTCCGCCGCTCCTGTGAGATCACGCCCGTTGCTGCCTCGCGGCGTACCCGCACTGGACCGCAGGCCACGATCACCAACCGACCCACTCGCACGATGCCCACCATCGGCTACGACCGCACGAAGTACCTCCCGAAGCTCACGAAGGATGCCATGGGGAACGACGTGCGAATGATGGTGCAGGTCCGCTGATGCAAGCTGGGATCATTTTCATCGGGTGCATGTTGTTTATTCTCTTCACGGCCTGGGCTGGTGGACCGTGGGATAACCCGGAGGGAAAAGCGTGAGGGATGTTCTAGGTAAAGAGATCAAGGTTGGCGATACGGTTGCCTGCGGGATGCGCCGGGGAAACTCCGGGGCAATCAGCGTGGGCGAAGTGCTCGCCATCGAAACCGCAGAGGGCTGGAACGGTGGTAAGTATGAGATGCTGAAGGTCCGTCATGTAGACGGGAACAAGCGCACGACAACCTGGACCTGTCCAGACCGCATGGTGGTAGTTCAGGGATGAAACGTGTTCTCCTGATCGACGCGGACATCCTCGTGTATCAGGTGGCGACGAGTGCGGAGATCCCCACAGACTGGGGTGATGGTCTGTGGACCTTGCACTCCGAACTACCTGATGCGGTGGAACGTCTGGACCGACAGATCGAAGAACTGAAAGAGACGCTCAAGGCTGACGAGTTGGTCTTCGCGTTGACGACGATGGAGACCAACTTCAGGAAGCTCATCTATCCACCCTACAAGGCACACCGCAAGGCAACCCGCAAGCCGCTTGTGTGGTTACCCCTGCGGGAGCACCTACATTCCAAGTATCGGGTATTCGAGCGGTCCCATCTTGAAGGGGACGACTGCCTGGGTATCCTGGCGACGAAGGTGGGACCGTTGTTCCCCGGCTGTCCAGTGTCAACGAAACGGATCTTGGTGTCCATCGACAAGGACTTCAAGACGATCCCTTGCACGTACTACAACATGAAACACAAGGAGACCATCACGGTTTCCGAGAGCGAAGCCAACCTGTGGCACATGACACAGACGCTCACCGGGGACACGACGGACGGGTACCCGGGCTGTCCGGGGATTGGCCCGAAGAAGGCTGAGGCGATCCTCGCACCGACCACCATCATCAAGGATGTCACGGAGCAATCACGGCTGATGTGGAAGGCGGTTGCCGAGACGTACAAGAAGGCGGGCCTGAGTGAGGACGTGGCGTTGCAGCAAGCGCGATGCGCCAGGATCTTGCGGGCGTGCGATTATGATTTCAAGAAGAAGGAGCCGAAGCTATGGGAACCCCCAAGGTAAAGGAAGGGGATCGGGTCAGACGAATTACGTGTGGCAATGGGAGTCACAAGATCCATATACAGGTTGGGATGATCGGGACTGTGCGTTCGGTTAATCCTAGTGGAACCTCCGCTAGAGTTGAGTGGGACGGTTTCCACGATCCCGACCAAGTGGTGGCTAACGACACCCAGTATTTGGAAGTCATTGGCAGAGAGGGTTCCCTTGATACACGACACCCGTCAAGTCAACGCTTCCACGATCTCCTGAAACAACTCGGGGATCTCCACGACAAGAAAATGGCGGACTATGGCCGGAAGGACGATCCGTTCGCCAACGTCAGGGGGAGTCAGGAGTGGGGCATTCCACCGTGGGTGGGGGCAATGGTCCGAGGGAACGACAAGGTTAAGCGACTTCAGAAGTTCGCCGCAGAGGGGAACCTCGCGAATGAACCTGTGGAAGATGCCTTCCTTGACCTCGCGGGGTATGCCTTGATTGGCCTGGTGTTATACCGGGAAGAACAGAATAAGAAGTAGCGCGGAAGTACCAGTGAGACGGTGGGGCGTTTCCCCGGCCAATGGGCACATAGGGCCAGGCCAGTAAGGGGTCTACTGGGAACAAAATAGAGGGAGAGTTTATGGCTTCGGCCATAGGCTTTCCCTCTATTTTTTCGTGCGTTTATGCAAGGTCCGTACCTATCAGTTGTACCTGTAGAGTTCGTACCAAACCGGGCCAACTACAGGAGACCATCATGTGAGCACGAAGGAACCCATCATCCCCTTAGAGATCGTTGAGTTCGTCGAAGAGATGTTCCCCGATAAAGCGGGTGAGAAGAACGACTCCCATGATGATCGCGTCTGGAAGGCGGCACAGGCCCACGTCGGGCGATTCCTGCGGGATCGGTACACACGTCAAACCCAAAACTACGCTCGCACTATTCTCGAAAGGTCACATAACGATGTGCATGTCCGCTCCTAGTATGCCAGACACGAAACCGCTTGCAGTCGCTCCCCCACCCCCTCCGCCACCCGCACCAGAAGCAACCGCGCAGGGCCTCACGGTGGGAAGTGACCGCAAGAGCAACCCCATTCAGCAGTTCTTCGCCCGAGCAATCGGTAGGAAGTACACCTCCTCTCTCACAGTCCCGTTACGTGGCTCTGATTCCAGTGCCGGTTCTTCAGGACTGAATCTCCCAGGATAAGGCGCAACGTGGCAGACACAACTTACTCCGCACCGCAAGCGGTCTCCGCTGAGACACGCTACAACTCCCTCACGTCAGTGCGTAATCCGTTCCTCAGGCGGGCTGAGGATTGTGCGGAACTCACACTCCCCATGCTCTTACCCCGGCAGGGAACCACAGGGGCTTCGGAGATTCCGACCCCCTGGCAAAGCGTCGGTTCAACCGGCGTCAATAACCTCGGATCAAAACTGTTGATGGCCGTGCTTCCGCCAAACACACCGATGTTCCGCTTGGAGATGGATGAGATCGCTCTCGCCAAGTATCAAGTGGATGACGGGATGAAGACCCGGTTGGAGATGGGTCTCTCCAAGATGGAACGCGCCGTGATGAAGGACGTGGAAATGTCCGGTGATCGCGCCGGGGTGTTCGAGATGCTCCTCCATCTCCTGGTCACCGGGAACATTCTGATCCACGTCAGCGACATGGGCTTCCGTGTGTATCGCCTCGACCATTTTGTGTGTCGGCGTGATCCCAGCGGAAACCCCCTCGAGATCATCGCGCATGAAGCCATCGACCCGGTGGTACTTCCTGCGGAGATCCGTGAGTACGTTAAGCGGGACGTGAAGTACCACGAAGCGACAAGCGTGGATCTCTATACCCGCATTACCCGCACGGATACCAAGTGGGTTGTCACGCAGGAAGTCTGCGGGCAGACCGTCCCCGGTGTGGGTGGGGCGTATCCCCTCGATAAATGCCCCTGGTTGCCCCTGCGGTTTATCCGCGTGGATGGGCAGGATTATGGGCGCGGTTATGTTGAGACGGTGCTGGGTGATCTCCGGTCCCTCGAAGACCTGTCCCAGGCGTTGGCCGAGGGTGCGCGAGCAGCCGCCAAGCTGTTGTTCATGTGCAACCCAAACGGGACCACGAAGCCGGAAGATCTCGCCAAAGCCGCGAACGGGGATTTCGTCAACGGCATCAAGGATGAAGTCACGGCTCTACAGGTGGAGAAATACCACGATTTCCGCGTGGCCTTTGAACAGGCCCAGGTCATCTCCAACCGCCTCTCCTATGCGTTCCTCCTCCACACCGCAGTACAACGGGATGCCGAGCGGGTTACCGCTGAAGAGATCCGGTACATGGCCCAGGAACTTGAGACGACGCTGGGTGGGTTCTACACCCTGATCTCCCAGGAGTTTCAACTGCCGTATATCCGTCTGAAGATGACGCGGATGCAACGGCAGAACAAACTCCCGCAGCTTCCGAAGGGTCTCGTGAAGCCCACGATCATCACTGGCATTGAAGCCATCGGGCGTGGGAACGACCGGAACAAACTCGTGCAGTACGGACAAACCTTGACTGCGGTGTACGGGCCTGAAGCTGTGGCACGTCGGTTGAACTTCCAAGAGTTCTCAGATCGCCTCGCCACCTCAGACGGCATTGACACGAAGAATCTCGTGGTGTCCGACGAGCAGATCGCAGAACAGGATAAGCAAGCTCAGATGCAATCGATGATCGAGAAACTCGGGCCACACGTCATCAACACAGGCGGGAAACTCGCCACTCAATCACAAGGACAAGCGACAAAATGATCATGCGGAAATTACTGGCGCACCTGAGTCTTGCGCTGTGCCTCCTGACTCCACCCGCGTTTGCGGCTGAAGAGGCTATCGGCCCGGTCACCTTGCAGAATGCCGCCACAGGCACGGCCAATGGCACGTACCTCGATGTATCCACGTACAGCACCGTCACAGTGAAGCCGACGATTTCCGCGACGGCGACGGTGACGTTTGAAGGTACTCTCTCAACCACCGATACCGGGTGGGTGGCGAAGACCTGCGTGAGTACGGCCGATACGGGTGGGTCACTCACCACGACTGCAACAGCCACCGGGCAGTATCAATGCAATGTGGCCGGTCTCACCCAGTTCCGGGCGAGGGTCTCCTCGTATGGGAGCGGGACCATCACCGTAACAGCCAAAGCTACCACAGCGTCTATCGGCGGTGGGGGCGGTGGGGGCGGCGGGGGCGGTGGGGCTGTTACAAACGCGGGTGTGTTCGCCGTTCAGGTGGACGGTTCAGCCCTGACCGCGTTGCAGCTTATCGATAACCTCCCGAACACCATTGGTTCAACCACGAGTGGTCAGTCCGGTATTCTCGGTCTTTGCGCCGTCACCACTTCCGCCCCTACGTACACGACAGCGCAGAGCCATCCATGCTCACTCACGACAGGCGGGGCGCTACGTGTTGACGTAACAAACGGTTCCGGTACGGTGACAGAAGACGGGGATATTCCCGCGTCAACCGCGAGTGTTGCACAGACGGCAAGTGTCGAATACTGTGCCACCGTCGCGCATGGGAGCAATCCGACTGCGGTAGCGGCGGCTGGCCGTGCCGGCAATAAGTGCAACCGCGCCGGTATCCCGTTCGTCATCGGCGGGCATCCGAACATTGTCCACGACACCTTTACGGTAGCGGCAGCGGATGGTGCCCGTAGTGACATTAGCCTCACCGGCACTATCGGCACAGGTACCAAAGTCGTTGTTACGGAGTTCTCTGCAAAGGTCAGCCCGAACAACTCCGCAGCGGTCACTTTCAGAGCAGGCTGCGGGGCCACCAGCACCCCCAGCGCGTCCCTCACCGGGGCGAGTCTTTTGACGGACGCCACGTACCCGGCATCGTCCTATGCGGGAGAACACTTCGGGGACGGATCAGCCATTGTGAAGGTTTGCGGTGATGGTGAAGAGGTGCGCTACACTTCGAGTGCCGCCACAGGTGGCTACCTGTACATCACCATCTCCTATTTCACTATTGAATCATAAGGGACACTGAATGAATCGCTTGAAACGATTAGCCTCACTGGCGCTTGGTGCGTTGATGTTGGCCGCGCCTATTGTGGGGCTGGCCGCGTCAGCCAACAGACAGATCTTCTACGAAGACCCTTGGTATAACCTCGGATCAGCCGCCGCGTTCGGCACAACCTGTTCGATTGATTCAGCCAACGCACGTTGCGCTGTGATCTTTCAGGCGACTTCCACGGATGCCATCACACACGTTACAACCTGTTCGGCATCGGCTACTGCATTGGGTGGGAACATTGCTCAGGTGTCAGTGCAGGGCGTGGATGGTTCCGGGTTTCCTGATGGGGCCATCCTCAATAGTGGAACCGCCAAGCTCAACCTGATCCCCGATACCGCATGGACGACAGGTTCGGCAGACTGTACCGAACATGCTTTGGCAGCGGATACCGGGTCGTTGACCATTGGTACCTTTATTGCGATTGTCGTGGAAGCGGCCCCAGGTGGCACGACACCTGACGCCTCAAATAAGGTTGTTCTCAATCTTATCTCCAATATGCAGGCATCGGGCACGAACCGATACGCCATGATTGACACCAATGCTACCTGGGCATCGGCGGACAAGCAGGCGGCTATGCCGGTGTTTGGTGCGCGGGCCTCCACGACAACGTATTACGGCAGGCCCATCACCGCATTCTCCGCCACGACGCTCTCCACGACCGTTGAAGCAGGCGGGATGTTCACGACGGATGCTTCGTGGGGAAGCACCATGCGGTTGAGTGGGGTGCGCTTTATCGGTCTCGGGCCTACCGCTAGTAATACCCTCACGGTATCTGCGTACTCAGGGTGTACCGACACAAGTCCAAGTCAGCTTACGACCATCACTATCGATGCTGATATGGTAAGTGCGGTTGCCAGTAACCGGACGCTGTTCGAGGTGATCTTCTCAACCCCCATCGATCTCACAATGGGGACAACCTACTGTGTCGCTGTGTATGCTTCGGGGGGTTCCCCGACGTTGATCTATATTGACTACAAGACCAACGCCGGTATGAGCGCGAAGTATGGGGCAGCGGGTATGACCTATGTAACCCGCAACCCATCGGGAGGGACCAATGCCTTTACAGAAACCTCCACGCGACTCCCGAGGATCAGCCTCATTATCACAGACATTACAGAGCCAGCTACAACGGGCGGGCATCCGGGGATTATCGGTGGTTAATATCATTGCGTTCCTCCTCATTCTCCTGTTCCCGTATCTGGCTCATGCTGATCTCACCTCATGGGAGCTTGACGCCACACACGCCAGCGCCACCACACCGTATGGGTGGGGGCAGGTTGGGCCTACGATAGGTGGGAGTCAGCCTAGCACCCGTATGACGATTGGGGATGCTGGCCTGACGGCCTGGGTCTCCGGGCAAACACATGTATTCGCCGCGAAGTGCGCCGCTTCCGATGCTACACCGGCAACTGACGCCTCCTGTAGCGGACGGATTTATCCGTACTATGGCGGCACCACGTATCAGACCCACGACCTGTATTTCCAGTTCCTATTTTACTTGCCATCGGCCTCGTTACAGGTCAGCACGAACTACTCCTATGCGGAGAAGTTTGCGTGGGCGCAGTCAGCGTCAGGTGGTGAAGTACCGAACGCGGGGCAATCGTGCTGGGTGATGTTATCAAACCAGACTTTGACCTCGCGCCCATACTCGTACAACACAAATTTTGCGATCTACGCCAACCCCCGCGCCACCGATCAGGTGTACCGCACGAAGATTGCAAACGTAACGGCAGACACCCCACATCTACTCACAGTACATTGCAATCAAGTAGATGGTGGTGATGACCTGATGGAAGTGTGGTACGACACTGATCCTACAACTGCGTCACCTGATGTGTCCGTGACAGGCTCGTTCTTCAGCACAAGCACGTCAACGTACTGGACGAACATTCAGATCAGTTCAAATTGGATCGGTTGGTGCGACGATATTACCGGGACGGATTGCCGTCCGATGGGCGATCCCGAGCGGCCTGCTTCGGTGTTTTATATCGATTACTTCGGGGCGTACAACACAAAGCCGGGTGACCGGATGAATTTCCTTACACCCTACGCTCCGGCCTATCGCGGGCGCTTCGGTACTTTATTCCCTAGATAATGGAGGTGCTGTGAAACGAACGGTATTGGGCGTGATCCTATCGATCCTGATGGTATCGGCAGTGCAGGCAGAGCAAGCGCCCCGCTGCGTTGTTGAGGATACCAACCTGCAAATGGTTGAGCGGGATCGCAAGGCCCTTGAGAGGAAGGCGGCGATGATGGCTGCGTTAATGCAGGAAGCCGACGCCCGCCTTCTTGAAATGGCAGCGGAGCTAAAGACCCTGAAGAAAGATCAGGCCGCTCAGAAAGAATCAAAGAAGGATGAGTAAGAAGTCTAACGTGGCATCTGAAGTGGCATCTGAAGTGGCATCTGAAGTGGCATCTGAAGTGGCATCTGAAGTGGCACCCGCAGTTGAAACCCCCGCATTACCTGGCGGGAAAGTCATTATGATGGTCAACGGAACCAAGAGAGAGGATCACTGATTGCGATGAAGACCTACCGCCCGATTCCCCGAGGGAGTGTGAAGAACTCCCTGTACCTTGAAATGCAGGATTCCACGACTGGTCTCCCGAAGACCGGCTTTGCCTATAACACGGCGGGCATCAAGTTCTATTACACGAAAAAGCGTGTCGCTGCCGTCGCCGTGACTCCCGCAACCCTCGCCGCCGTGACAACCGCCTGGACCTCAGGTGGTGTGAAGGAGATCGATGCGACCAATGCAGCGGGTCTCGTTCGCTTCGACATTCCCGATGCGGCCTTCACTGATGATGGGGTCTCCGATGAGGTGATCATCTCCGTGGTCGCGACAGGGTATGCCCCGGTGAACGTGCGGGTGCCACTGACTGACAAGCAGGATGTGTGGGTCAGCCCTGGGACGACTCGCGCTAACAGCTAATCAATCCGTACAAGCCATTCGGTGCGGTGCAGGCCGTGAGAGTAAGTCCTGCTTAAACCCGTTAGAGAACGGGGACGCACCCCGGCTGTTTCTATTATCAACCATGTGTGGAGGATGTGAGTGAGTGGAGTAATGCGAGTGCAGATCAACGCGGACGAGACGGGACCAGAAGCCCCGGTCGTACAACCGCCGCAGGAAACGCCGAAGCAACCCGACGAAGCGCCCCAAGAGATCCCGGCGTGGGTACCGGCGAAGTTCGTGAAGGACGGTGTGGCGGATTATGAATCCCTCGCCAAGTCCTACACCGAGCTTGAAAAGAAGAACAGCCAGCCGAAGGTGGAGCAGCCAAAGCCCGACGAGAAACCTGGGGCTGCGGATGTAAAGCCCGACGAGAAGCCAAAGGTTGATGAGAAGGCTGGTGAACAGCCGGCGCAGTCCCCGATCCCCGGCGTGACCGTGGAGCAGACCCAGCAATACACCAAGGAGCTTCAGGAAACCGGGAAACTCTCGGACGACTCCTACGCAGCCCTGGCGAAAGCCGGGTACACCCGTCAGGCGGTCGATACGTACATTGCCGGGGCGCAGCGGGCGCAGGCCGAGCAGTCCGCCATGCAGCAGGCTCAGGTGGCTGAGGTCAAGGGTCTGGCAGGTGGTGACCAGGGCTACAAAGCCATGTCGGACTGGATGCAGACCAACCTCTCCGCCGAAGATCTCACCGCGTACAACGAGGCGGTCGGGAGTGGAAAGCTTAGTATCGTGAAGCTGGCGGTGAAGGACATGCACGCCCGCTACACCGAGGCAGTCGGGAGTGAGCCAAAGTTACTCGGTGGATCAAGCGGCGGGGACCAACCGACAGGCGGTATCTTCCGGTCGTTCGCTGAGGTCACCGAGGCAATGGCTAACCCCAAGTATTCACAAGATCCCGCCTATCGCAAGGATATCGAGGATCGCTTACGGAGATCGAAAATCTAGCGATGACTCCTATCGTTGAAGCCGCCAGTGGTGTGATGTCCGGGGTGGTCAAACCCATCCTCGACAAGTTCGTAATGGATGCGGATAAGCGGCTTGAAGCAGAGCAGTTTGCCGCGAAGCAACTCCAAGAACTCAATATCGCACAACTGGAAGTCAATCAAGCCGAAGCAGCAAATCCCAACCTCTTCGTCTCTGGATGGAGACCGTTCGTTGGGTGGGTATGCGGGGCCTCATTCGCATACGCGATGATCGGCAACGACATCCTGAATTGTGTTCTTCAGATCACCAGCCAGTACACCGGGAAGAGCGTTCCGAAGCTCCCTGAACCGGATACCACACTGGTCCTTGAGATCCTCTTCGCACTCCTCGGTTTCGGTGGGTTACGCACCTACGAGAAACTCAGGGGAGCGGCGAAGTAACACCCGCACTGTCACGCTTCACCCGATCTCTACGGAGACTATCGGCTGAGGCGTGAGGCTGTGGTCCGTCAGCCAGAGCGTCATCCTGGCATCCCTCCACACACCATGCCGGTAGGTCTGCGGGCCACTGTGGGCCTACCGCGCTTCTTCCTGTTGTGACCCCTCGTTAGGGGCACTTAGGAGAATCCAGCATACATCATACGCCCGATCCCTTGGCCCTCTGCGGAGGACAACCTTGCGGCTACCGCTTTGTGATTTTGCTGTTGTGATTCCCGCCGTTCCAACCCTCCGATTTAAGGATTCCTACCTCAAATGGCTGATGCAACAGTTTCTAGACTTGGTGAAGTTAACGCGGCTGGTGGTGATAAGTACGAACTGTTTCTGAAGGTGTTCTCGGGCGAGACGCTCACGGCGTTTGTTCGGTCGAACATCATGTTCAACGGGTCGGCTGATTCCGGTGCGATGCACACGGTTCGCTCGATCTCTCAGGGTAAGTCGGCGCAGTTCCCGGTCTTCGGACAGGCTGTGGCGAGTTACCACACCCCCGGTGCGGAAATCACCGGACAGCAGATCAAGCACGCTGAGAAGACGATCAGCATTGACCAGATTCTCCTGGCCCCGGTCTTCATCGCCCGGATCGACGAAGCGATGAACCACTACGATGTGCGTGCCCCGTACTCCGCTGAGTTGGGTCGCGCCCTCGCGAAGCAGGCTGACAAGAATCTCATTCAGTTGACGATCCTTGCTGCCCGCGCCTCCGCGACGATCACTGGCGGGAACGGTGGTTCGACCCTGACCAACGCCGGTTACGAGACGACCCCGGACACACTGGCCCAGGGTATCTACGATGCCGGTCAGGCAATGGATGAGAAGGACGTGCCTGAGGAAGACCGCTTCTGCATTCTTCGCCCGGCCCAGTACAACCTCCTGGTGCAGGCAAGCAAGTCGCTGAACCGGGACTTCAACGCCAGCTATGATAACGGGACATTCGCGCAGGGGAAGATCTTCAAGATCAACGGTATTCAGATCAAGAAGTCGAACAACCTGCCGAGTTCCGTGATCAATGCGGCGACTGGTGAGAACAACACCTACAGCGGCACCTTCACGAACACGATGGGCGTGGTCTTCCACAAGTCCGCCGTGGGTACCGTGAAGTTGCTGGACCTGGCTATGGAGTCGGAATACGACATCCGGCGTCAGGGCACGTTGTTCGTGGCAAAGTACGCCATGGGCCACGGTGTCCTTCGTCCTGAAGCTGCGGTTGAATTGAAGAAGGCATAGTAGCGATCCTACTGTGCTTCTATTGGGGTAGTCCTGGTGATCCTGGGGCTACCCCATTTTCTTTAGAAGGAATAACGCATGGCACTGATGACCCAGTTAGAAGCCGTCAACATCGCCCTCAAGACCATCGGAGAAGCCCCCGTCAATACACTCTCGGGCACACTCCCGGTTGACGTGTCAACGGCTGTCTCGACGCTTGATGAGGTTCGCCGGAAGATCAACGAGAAGGGGTGGAATTACAACACCGAAGATGACGTGGAGACTTCCCTGGATGGGAACAGCGAAGTGGTGCTGGCGGCGAACGTCGTGAAGTGTAAGATGACGTACCCCAACAGCGGCGTGAACGCTGTCCAGCGCGGTACACGGCTCTACGATAAGAAGAACCACACCTACGTCTTCGCAGAAGCCCCACACCTCGACATCACCTATCACCTCGATTGGGACGAACTCCCCGAAGCGGCCCGCTCTTACATTGCGTACCGCGCGGCCCGCATCTTCCAGGCACGGCACATGGGCGCACCGGAACTTGACCAGTACGCTACTCGGGAAGAGCTTGATGCCCTAGCTGCGCTGAAGGCCAGCAACACGCAGACCTCTCGCCCGAACATCTTTCAAAGCCCGGAGATGTCCCGCTTCTATCGCTATCGGAGACCCTAATGCTAGTCAGTAAAGCGATCCCGAACCTCGTGAACGGGGTGTCTCAACAACCCGACTCGCTCCGTCTTCCATCACAAGCAGAGCTACAGCAGAACCTTTACCCCTCCGTGGTTGAAGGGTTGATGGACCGCCCCCCGGCAGAGCATATCGCCAAGATCTACACCGGGACTGCCGGGAACAGTCACCTCCACATCATCAATCGTGATGCCGTCGAGCGGTATGCCGTGTTAATTCGCAACGGTTCCATTACAGTCCACGATCTTGATGGAAATGTGAAGACTGTTACCACCCCGGACGGGACAGCATACCTCACCACCACAACCCCGAAAACGTCCATAAAAGCCCTGACCGTGGCTGATTACACTTTTATTCTGAATACAGAAATAGTGGCCGCTATGCTGGGGACGACAACAGCAGCGAGACCAAAAGAGGGTCTTGTGTTCGTGAAGGCGGGGAATTACGGGAGTGATTACAAGGTCTATATTGACGATGTGCAGCGTGCCATTAAAACCACATCGACAACATCTGTTACAGATATTGCAACAAATAGCATCGCAGCAGACCTTGAGGCGGATCTCGTGGGTGCCCTCGGTGCGGGTTGGACGATTGCCCGTTCAGGATCGGTCATCTCGATTGTCAAGACATCGGGGGATTTCAAACTGAGGGTAGAGGATTCCCAAGGTGGGGCCTCACTCCTGGCATTCAAGGATGGTGTGCAGAGTTTCTCCTCTTTACCGACTGTGGCCCCGGATGGGTTTGAGATTAAAGTCACCGGAGACGGTAACAGTCAGAGTGATGACCACTACATCACTTTCGTTCCGTCCACAACCGGGGAGACGTTCGGTTCGGGGACGTGGCAGGAAACCGTTGCTCAAGGGGTACCCTATCAGATCAACCCCGCAACCATGCCACATCTACTAGTCCGCAATGGGGACGGGACGTTCACCTTTAAGGAAGCGGATTGGGACGCTATCTCAGTTGGAGATACAAATACCGTACCGGAACGGAGTTTCATTGGGCACACCATCAACGATGTATTCTTCTTCAAGAATCGTCTTGGTCTCCTGGCAAACGATGGGGTGATCATGAGTGGGGTCGGGGCCTACTTCAACTTCTTCCCCTCCACGGTGACAACGGTGGTTGACGATGACCCTATCGACTACACCGTCAGTCATACGAAGGTTTCTGTGTTGAAGCACGCGGTACCATTCGATGAGAAGGTTGTATTGCTCTCGGATCAGACGCAGTTCATTATGCAAGGTACACCGGCTCTCACCGCGAAAACCATTCAAGTCAACGCCACTACGGAGTTTACCAGTATCCCCACCTGTAAGCCGGTGGGTATCGGGAAGAACGTCTACTTCGCTGTGCCGCGTGGTACGTACAACGGGGTACGTGAGTACTTCATCAATCAGACGACCGCCACCAAAGACGCGGTGGATATCACCGGGCATGTTCCGAAGTATATCCCCGACGAAACCTTCCGACTCATGGCATCAACCTCTGAGGACATCCTGATCGCGCTGACCTCCGGGGCACCTGAGGAGATGTACCTCTATAAGTACTTCTACTCCAACGACGAGAAGCTCCAAAGTGCCTGGTGCAAGTTCGTCATGGGTGGTGCCGGGACCGTGGTGATCGGCGGTGATTTCATCCAGGCCGTGCTCTACTACGCCGTGCAGCGGATCGATGGTGTGTACTTGGAGAAGATGAACTTCGCGCCGGGTCTCACTGACCCCGATGTCAACTTCCTCACGCACTACGACCGACGTATTACCGAAGCGGAGTGTAGTGTGAGCTATAACGCTGGGACCAACGAGACGACCTGGACCGTGCCTTATCAGATCGACGGTACGATGAAGGTGGTGACCCGAACGACCAACCCCGGTCAGGTCATCCCGCTCACGTACCAAAGTGGGAGCACACTCAAAGCCTCGGGGAACTACAGTACAACCACCGTCTATATCGGGCAGACGTACACTCGACGTAATGTCTTCAGCAAGTTCTTCTACCGGGAAGAGACCAAGCAGGGGCAAGCGATTGTCGCGGCTGGCCGGTTGCAGATCCGCACGCTCACACTCATGTACTCCGATACGGGGACATTTACGGTGACCGTGACGCAGGACTACCGCGATCCGAATTCCTACGTGGAGTACCGCGACCCGCAGGACGCGGCTTTTACCGGGCGTGTGCTCGGGGCTGGTTCCAATCTACTTGGCGCGGTGGCTCTGGCAAGTGGGGAGTTCTCATGCCCAGTGTGGGCACAGAACGACAAGGTAACCATTGAGGTGTCCAGTGACAGCTTCCTCCCCATGCACTTACTGAGTGCGGAGTGGGAGGGTTTCTACCATTCGAGGAGTAGGAGAATCTGATTGGCATATGTGCGGGGATGTCTGGACGGAGATGCGGACTACATTGCTTCACGCCTTAGGACAGCAGACAGACAGGAGATTGCTGCGAATAGCGGCCTACCTCCGCGCGATGCGATTCAGAGATGCACCGATGCCTCTGTGATTCTCTGTACCGTCGTGGGATGCTCGGGTAGACCATGTGCAGTATTTGGGGTTGTTCCGTGCGGTCCTATCACCGGGTGCATCTGGTTACTGGGCACGGATGAACTCGTCTCACCCCCGGTACGCCGTCAATTCATCGCTGAAGGTCGTGTGTGGCTAGATCGGCTCCACGACTTTCGGCCCCTCCTCTTCAATTTCGTAGACGAGCGTAACACCCTCCATATCCGCTGGCTCAAGTGGGTGGGGTGTACGTTCATCAATAGACACCCAACATACGGTCATGAAGCAAGGCCGTTCTTAGAGTTTGTGAGGGTGAGACAGCATGTGTGACTTCGGTATTACAGAATCCCTTATTGCGGCATCGCTCGTGGTGTCGGCGGCGTCTGCATCGGCCTCGATCATCGGGCAGCAACAGCAGGTAGCCGCCCAGCAAGCGTACCAGGGTAACCTCGTTGCGGCCAATAAGACACAGGCCGCACAGAACCGGGAGATTGCAACGAAGGCGTACCTTGATCAGGCTACGCAAGCGAATCAGGCCCTATCAGAATCCCGCCAAGCAGCCGCCGAATCTAACTTCGACACACAACGCCAAGGGCTTGAGGCGCGTGGTGCGGTGAAAGCAGCGGCAGCGGAGGGCGGGGTAACCGGCGTGTCGCTCTACGGTCTTCTTGATGACTTTCACCGTCAAGAAGCGATGTTCAAATCCCGTAACGACAGTAACCTGCTGATGAAACAGCAAGCAACCGCTACGTCAATCCGATCCATGCAGACCCAGGCTGAGGGTCGCATCGCTCAGATTCAACCGTACACACCCTCGCCCACTCAAAGCGTGGATTACCTCGGGCCGATCCTGGGTGTGGCACAGACTGGCATCAACGCGGGTATGAATTATAAATACGGGGCCAATAATGGTTCCCGTATCCGCGACACTTCACGCATCTTCTAAATCAGAAAGGCACGAACACGTATGGCAGAACAAAAGAGGCAAGCTGTCCCAGGTCTCGGGGCACTTCCGCAGTTACAGCCCCAAGCTCGCCCCATCGACACCTACGTGCGGCCTGGGGAAGCGGAGTTTGGAAAGCCCGTACAGACCAACCCCTTCCTTCAACTCAGTCACGCTCTCTCCCAACTAGAACCGACGCTTCAGCGCGGAACCGTGATGGCTGCGGAACAGTACGGGGCTGAGGAAGCGGCGAAGGGTGAGCAGGAGTTCTGGCAGAATCGCGAGAAGTGGAATGCGCTGATTAAGAGCGGGGAGGTTCCAGCAGGAGCTTCCCCGTACTTCACGCGGGGACTTCAGCGGGCCTACGTCAAGCAACTCGGGGCGAACTATCAGGCGGAACTTGAAGCGGCCTTCTACGGCCCCGATGGGGAAGCCGCCCGGAACTCTGATAAGCCCGAGGTGATGGTTGACCTTATGAACAAGGTCCGCCAGGACTTCAGCGAGAAGAACCTAATGAAGGGTGGTCAGCCTCTCTTCCAGAACCTCGATCTTCAGGAGGTCTTCAACCCACTGGCCGAGCAGGGCTACCGCTCGATGATGCAGCAGCACGCCTCGTACCGGGTGCAAGCCCGCGAGAAGCAGTACGAAGCTGCGGCCAGTACGCAAATCGGTGGGGTGATGGATACCCTCGCCTGGAATAACCCCGGCACCCTCGACAACGAAACACAGACGGGCCTCTACAAAAACGCCGCACAGCGCATCAACGACGTACTTTACAACCCGGACAATGGCCCGGTACCGAACGGGATGCTGGCAGCGAAAGCAAATCAGGTGCTTGTCGATACCGTGGTTGCGAAAGTGGTGGCATCCGGTGACAAGTCTCTGCTGGGTGTCCTTGATTATGTGACGAATAAGCAGGGTGCGCCTATCGGGAAGACGCAGTACGCGATCACCAAGCGCACGGAAGCTGAAGAACACCTGACCAGTCTCGCAATCCGGCAGGAGCAGTTCCAACACTGGAAGGACGGCCTGGGCTTCGAGGCACGAAGCCGCGCACATACTGAGCAATCGTGGGCACAGTCCGACGCACAGTGGGAACGCACGGTCGAAACCTGGGCCAAACAAGATCGCACACAGGACCAGGACACCATCATCGATACGCTGGCTATGCGGATCTTCGACGGTCTCCGCCGATCAGATCCGAAGCAGGGGCAGACGATCATTGACGACGCGATTGCCCGCGCAGAGAAGGTGGACTGGAAAGCCGCCGAACACCTCCGCAAGCTCGTCCACACGATCACCAAGCAGAAGTCCGACTACGAAGACGATCCCACAACCGTCGCCCTCACCCGCATGGACATCACCACGAATCCCCTTGGGTTTAACCCGAGTCGGCTGGCGAATGCGGTGAAGGAACAGAAGATGAAAGCATCGACGGCGATGCAGATGTTTGACGACCTGGACCGCAACCGGCAGAACGGCGATCACCCGTTCCTCAGGCAACCGTTCTTTCACTCCATGATGGATGAAGTCAAGAAGTCCATGGCCGACAAGTTGGGTGATGACCAGTTCGGAGAAGGAGCGATCCGCGCCGGGAACGCCACCGAAGAGATGCGCGATGAAGCCGTGGAGTGGATCAGGGCTAACCCGCAGGGTACCCCCGAGGGATTCCGTAAGTATCTCCGGTCGATCAAGGATGATGTCATCCAGCGGAACAACGCGAACTACGGGGCTGAGGTCAAGCAGAAGGGTGCTGACCAGACGAAGAAGGGTGAGTTCATCCGCGATTCGACGGTGGCTGCTGAAGGTGAGAAGCGGCAGAAGGAAGCGGATAAGCAAGCCGAAACCCGCACGAAACAAGATCAGCAGAAACAAGAGCAGGAGACTCAGCGGCTACGTAAGGAGTCTCTCCAAAAAGACGTTGAGATGTTCAAGAGTGCGGCGGATACCGGCCAGAGAACCGGCGAGGGGAGGAAGATCCTCAAGCTGAGTGATGGCCGCATCGCTACCGAGCGGAACATTACCGTTATGGACAAGCGAATCAATGACGGGAGACCTACGAACATCCCCTCGATCTATGACGGGAAACTTGTGACGCAGGAAGAGGCTATCAGGATCATCGAGAAGAACGGCGGTGTCGATCCCGATACCGGAAGAAAACTGAAGGGATACTACAGCCTAACCGATGCTGAGATTGCGGCGCGTGAGCGTTCCGCCCGTCTCGGTAAAGAGTATGGGGGAAATAGATAGGCATGTCGATGGATGAGTACGGGGTTGAGGCGGGGGCTGCGGCTTCTACGCCCGATGTCAGTTCAGTGAATGTTGACCCAGCACAGGTTCCCAGCGAACGGCCCGCAGAGGAACCTAACCCGGACGGGAATCTCGGTACGGATATTCTGTATCGTGGTCTCGTGGGTGGGGCCGAGCAAGCGGCACGCGGTACGTACTCCACGGTGAAAGCCGTAGGTGATGCCGTAGGAGCCAAGCTGCCGGATCTCCCCGAGGAATCGCTGGTGGAAGCCCCCGAGGGTATTGCGGGGCAGATCACTCGGGATGTCACACAGTTTGGTCTCGGGTTTATCGGCGGGATGAACCTACTGAAGATCGGTGGGATGGCGACGAAGCTCCCCGCCGTGGCGAAGGAAATCTTGGCTTCGGGTATCGGAACCGGGGTGGTCGCTGATCCGACTGCCCCGCGACTCTCGAACCTGATTCAGAAGTACCCATTCCTTGAGAACCCCGTTACGGAGTACCTCGCACAGGACGACAAGGACGGGGTGGGCGAGAGCAAGTTCAAAGCCGCGCTCGAAGACATGATGATGACGCCCGCCGCGCTGGTCCTCTTCAAGACCGTGAAGGCTCTGAAGAACGCCCTCAAGGGGAACGGCGATGAAGCCACGAAGCTCTCTGATGAGATCCTTCAGGATGCACGCGGCGTCAACAGCATGGATGACGCTCTCGAAGTCCCTGAGGTAAAGGTCACCCCGGAGAACGCCGCACCGGATCTCGTTGAAGACGTAGTAAAGCCTGCGGTGGAGATCACATCCCCCAGCGGGAAGGTGATGTTCAAGCTGTCTGATGATGAGTCGAAGGCGTTCGACGCACACTTGAATTACATCGTCAGCAACGGACACCTGGAAGACGTGTTCAACTTCCCGGCGTTCAAGTCGTTTAACGCCGCACGATCCGAAGCCATGCCTGAGACGCAGGAGATGCTCGATGGTCTCGTGCAATACATCAAGCCGAAGCTCGATGGCAAGATGGGTGCAGTTAAGCAACACGCTGAGGTCGAGAAGTTTGCAGATCTCCTACAGGAAGATCCCAAGGTGCTCTACGCCCGGTTGCAGCAGTCAGCGAAGGTCGCTCAAGACCTCGACGCAACCATCGTCGCCGCCAAGGGTCTCACCTACAGCCTCGCCCGAGAGACCCGCGCCCTGGCGACCAAGGTTCACTTCGGGACCGCCACGGCTGAGGACAAAGCCGCACTAGAACTCTCGCAGCAACGCCTCGCAGATGTCTTCGGGATGACTCTACAGATTCGCAAAGGGGCAGCGCGAGCTACCTCTGCGGGGAAGATCTCGACCGGCGAGAGTGATCTCGAAGAGTTGTCCACGATGCTCGCCCTCACGAAGGACGAGAAGGAAGCCCTTGGTGTCCTGAAGGCGAAGACACTCCTTGGGAAGCTGATCGACGCCCACAACGAAATCTGGATCAACGGTATCCTGTCCAGCCCGAAGACCCATGTGGTCAACATCGTGTCGGCAGCTACGCAATCACTCCTGATGCCTTTCAATAAGGTTGTTGGTGGGGCGATCCTTCGCGATCCACAGCAGATCCGCGAGGGGTTTGCTCTCTATAACGGACTGCGAACGAACATCTTTGATTCAATGGAGATGGCCGCACGGTCCTTCAAAACCGAGAAGGCGATCCTTGATCCGGGGAAGAGTACGGATCAGATGACCGAGAAAGCCGTCGCCATGAGCGGGGACACTCTCTTCGGGAAGGGCGTCAACTTCCTCGGGACCGTGGCCCGTATTCCGGGGCGGTTCCTGAAGGCGGAAGATGAGTTCTTTAAGCAGATGAACTACCGCTCGAAGGTGATGGCCGACGCTTCCAGGGAAGCCTCTGATCTCGTAACGGGCGGGAAGCTCGATCCAAAGAAGATGGTGGATTACACCGATGGTACCACGACCACCAAGATCAGCGAAGTTGAGAAGTACAAGCTAGATCGGTTCAACGCCGCATTCAGCCCATCGGGTGTTGGTGCGGATGGTGCCGCGCAACAGTACGCTCGGGAGGTCACCTTCACGCAAGACCTTAACGGCATCAAGACTTACACCGACTGGGGTAACTTCGGGGCCAGCATCCAGCGGCTCGCGTCAAGCCACCCATGGTTACGTGGTTCCGTCTTACCGTTCGTTAAGGTTCCCACGAACATCCTCCGTGCAGCGGGTGACTACACCCCGCCCATTGCCGCCTTGAAGAAGGAGGGCATGGACATCCTGACCGGGGCTGAGACCGATCCGGGGAAAAAGACCGCATTCGTAGGCCGACTCACCACTGGGTCAATGCTCTGGACCTCCGCAATCATGATGGCCTACGAAGGCCGTATCACCGGGTCAGCCTTCGGGGATAAAGACATGCGGAACCGGCAGATGGAAAGTGGCTGGCAACCGTACAGCATCGTCTTCGAGGGCGAGAACGGAAAGAAGGAATACGTGTCTTTCCAGCGTCTTGATCCGGTCGGAATGTTCTTCGGGTTGGCGGCTGACTTTGCCTACCTCGGTCAACACATCACGGACACTGAGCGCGACAACTGGGCGACATCCGCCGCACTCTCCATTGCGAAGAACTTATCCAGTAAGTCGTACTTACAGGGTGTGGTTGAAATGGCGTCGATGCTCGGTGGCGGCTACACCGCAGAGGAACAGGCGAAGCGGATGGTACAGATGCGGGCTGCGTCGTACCTCCCGAACTACCTCAACCTCTACACCGGGAACGATGAACTGAAGGAGATTCGCTCGGTCACCGATGCGCTGATGGCGAAGACACCCGGCATGTCCTCTCAGGTAGAGGCCAAGCGAGACTACTTCGGGGAAAAGCGGGTGGCCCCGATGGGGTATCCGTGGAACAACATTGATCCGTTCCCGCAGAGTGAAGAGAAGGACAAGGTTCGCAACGAACTAGCCCGTCTCTCGCGGAGTGAAGTGGAAGCCCGCTTCACGATGCCTGATGTCAAGCTCGGGGTGGTGGATCTCGGTGACCCCAAGCTCAAGAACGCCACCGGACAGACCCCCTACGACCGCTGGACCGAACTGATCGGTAAGGTCGAGATCGGTGGAAAGACCTTCCACGACAAACTCGAACAGGTCATGGAGTCACAGCGGTATAAGGACGGCACGGACGGGACCAGCATGTACCACGCCGGGAACCGTGTCGTGATGATCCGCAATGAACAGGAGCGGTACCGCGAGAAAGCCCTGCGTGACATGCTGACGGAATACGATCAGCAATACCGCAGCGGTGCCCTCGCGTTCAGCCTCAGGGATATGGTGCGGCAGGACAAGCGGAATGAGCAGGCGGTCAGGCATGGGAAGACCGACCGTGTAAAAGACATCCTCAACTTCGGACAATAACACACTAATGGCTCTTTCTTACGTACAGTACTCTGGTAACGGGGCGACGACAAATTTCGCCGTCCCGTTCCAGTACATCGATTCGACTCATGTGCATTGTTACGTGGGTGGTGTCGAGGTCACGGCCTTTACCTGGCCGAATGCCTCAACCATCCAGTTCACGGTCGCCCCGGCTGCGGGGACGTTGAACATCGAGATCCGGCGAGTGACACCACGCGAAGTACCGCTCGTAGACTACGGGGACGGTTCGGTGCTGTTTGCCTCCGAGCTTGATACCGCGAACCTACAGAGTCTCTTCATTGCTCAGGAATACTTCGAGCAAGCGGAGAGTGCGTTTCCAACCGGCCATACCCTCGACTCCCACTCTGATGCCACGCTTGGGGCTTCCGTCGCCAAGGGGACCATGCGGGTCTACGACGTAAACTCTAAGTGGAACGCAATCACGGCACCGGCTGATGGTGGGTTGCTCATTGGAGATACCGCTGATGCCAAAGGTGTGCGCTGGTTGAGTAAAGGTACAAGCGGGAATTTTCTCCAAGTAGATGACGCCGCTGCCGGGAAGGTGTCGTGGGTAGCGGGCTTTAAGAACCTGATGACAACCGTAGGGGATATTCTCTACGCTTCGGCGGTTGGTGTGGCCGCTCGCCTCGGGATCGGCCTGGACAACTATGTCCTCGTCGCCCGCCCCGGATCAACCCCGCCTCTTGCCTGGGAACCCACCAGTTTCACGGCAGGTACAACGGCGGGGAGACCGTCACCGACGACAACTCGCGTGGTGCGCCACAACACCACCACCAATCAGATCGAAGAGTGGGATGGCTCTGCGTGGCGTATCGTCCCGAGCCTACCGGATGAAGCCAGCACACAGGGAGACGTGATCTACAAAGGTGCGTCTAACTGGGAACGGCTGGCAGTTGGCCGGGTTGGTGCCCCGCTGGTGAGCGGTGGCGCTTCGGCTAACCCTAGCTGGGATGCCATAGGCACTCCTGGGGTACATATCCTGAAGTGGGGTATTCTCAATAAAGCACAGAACAGTACCGGGTACGGTGCGTGTGTGGGGAATGGTGCGAAGACCGTTGAAGCAGATGGGGGCTACCTTATCCCGTTCCCTGTTCTCGTAGGCCATCTGCGGGTACATGCAAGTGCTGCCCCGCCTGCCGGTCAGACGTTTACCTTCACGGTTCGCCGGGGGAAGATTGACTACAGTACCGGCACCACCACCTTTGAGGATACTGCGATAACGTGTCAAATCACCAGCGCATCTACATCGGCGTCTGACTTATCCGCCTCAGCCCTCTTTGGTCCTAGTGATGTCATTGGGATCAAATGTGTTGCAAGTGCCACTACAGGTAGTACCATCGACCTCACGATAACTGTGGAGATGTTCCAGCCGGAAAGCCTCAGTCGCCCGCTGGTTCACGGTGTTTTACCTGTGGCATACAATGGTGTTAATACCACCCCTGTGTGGATGGGTGAAATCGCTGTCAACGGCACGGAGGGGAAGATGCAGGTGCCCCTACCGGCTTGCTGTCTTGTACTACAGAGTGCGCCCTCAGACTCATCTAGTTATGGTGGGCCTAAACAGGGGTGGTGGCCTGGTTGGGAGCAGGAGCACGTCAAGTCGGCTAATGACCTACTCTCGTTCTCTTGGACACCTGTTTCCCCTGATGGGATTGTGTCCTATCTACATAGAAGGGCTGGTGTACTCCAACACGCTACGTCCCCGAACACGTATCACCCCGGAGTCACCATATTCTCCGCACTCGATCAAGCGCAGAACACCACACGCTACTGCGGTGGGTTTGGTAATGCCCCTAGTGCCACCGAATCTGAAGTACAGATCCCCATGCCAGCCTGTACCGTGCGAAACATGCGGGTGTCCCTCGATTCGACACCAGCAGCCGGTCAGAATTTCACACTGACTCTGCGGAAGAACGGGGTAGACACGGCCTTGAGTGTAACGGTTTCCAACCCCGACACACTTCAAGCGGATCTCACCCATTCGGTTACCTTTGCCTCAGGTGACTTGCTCTCCATCAAGAGTGTGTCGAGTGCTACCTCTGGCACGCATTCACCCACCATCCTTATTGAGGTCACGCAATAATGCCAGGAACACTTATTATTGACCAGCGGTTCAAATCCTATCCAGGTACCGCTGCGGAAATCATGACCGCTATCAACGCAGACCTTGCTGCGACGGACCTCTGGTTCATCAAGCAGATGGGTGTCCTTACCGCAGGGCAAGGCATCGTCGCGTGGGTACTGTGGGAAAAACAGACGAGGGGCTGATGGGGCCGCTAGAAGAGGGTAAACTTATCGCCACCGTCGAACAACTCACCGCCACCGTCGCAAAACTGACCGATGTCGTAGAGAAGCTCGAAGCTCAACAGAACTACTGGAAGGGTGCCTTCGCATCCAACTTCGTGTGGTCTGGTGGGATTGCCGCCGCTGTCTCTGCGGTGTGGCAATGGTTTCACAAATAGCCGAGTGGTCCCAGGAGGTCGAGCAATGGCTTCCTGGGACCGAACATGACCCTGCTGACTACGATATCCCAGGCGGACAAACCGCCTTTGGTAAGGAGATCGCACTATGGGCACTGTGGCCCGAACAAAATTGCATCGGCTGCGGGAACGCCTAGCCCAGGAGTTCGAGGACATCCTCAACACCGGGGAACCGCTGCTTGATAACGAGGGAAATCCTATCGTGATCAGCGGGAAGCCGGTGTTCAAGCGGCCCTCCCCCGCGATGTATAACACGATCCGTCAGTTCCTCAGGGACAATGGCATCGACCGTGATCCGCTCGACATCGATCCCGAGAAACCCCCGGTGACTGACGCTCTCCCCTTCGTGGAAGACCTACAGGAACTAGATGGTCTCCCGGCCCACCTACAGATCCAATCTGATGCACGACTACAAACCGAAGACCCCGAAGGATTTTAGGAACTTCCTCTACCTCGTCTGGAAACATCTGCGTCTCCCTGCCCCAACCCCCATTCAATACGACATCGCACAGGCCCTCGCCCACGGTACCGACCGTGACATGATCGAGGCGTTCCGTGGGGTGGGGAAGTCGTGGATCACCAGTGCCTTCGTCTGTTGGACACTCGACCACCACCCCGATTGGAATATCCTCGTGGTCTCCGCCTCGAAGACGCGGGCCGACGACTTCAGTACCTTCGTCATGCGGCTGATCAAGGAGATGCCCATACTGCGGCACCTCACTCCGCGCGATGAACAGCGGGACAGTAAGATCAGCTTCGACGTAGGACCGGCCCCAGCTTCGCACGCACCCTCCGTCAAATCCCTCGGGATCACCTCGCAGCTTACCGGGAGCCGCGCCAACCTGATCGTCGCGGATGACATCGAAGTGCCGGCGAACTCACAGACGCAGATGATGCGTGACAAGCTCGCGGAGCAGATCAAGGAGTTCGACGCCATCATCAAGCCTGAGCCGGGATGCCGCATTGTCTTCTTGGGGACACCGCAGCACGAACAGAGTGTCTACAACAAACTCCCCGAGCGCGGTTTCCGTGTCCATGTGTGGACCGCCCGCGTGCCGAAGGAGAAAGACCTTCCATACTTCGGGGATAAGCTCGCCCCGTTCATTCTGAATGCGATCCGCGAGGGTCGCCTGAAGGAGGGTCAGCCCACTGATCCGGGGCGGTTCAACGACTTCGACCTGAAGAAGCGAGAAGCCAGCTACGGCAAAACAGGCTTCGCCCTTCAGTTCATGCTCAACACGTCCCTCAGTGACATCGAGAAGTTCCCCCTGAAGGTCCGCGATCTGATCGTCATGGACATCAACCCGGATCGCGCCCCGGAGCACGTCGTATGGGCCGCAGACTCCGAGTTGATCATCAACGATCTCCCGAACGTGGCGATGACCGGGGACAAGTTCTACAAGCCCATGGCGTTCGCCGGGAGTGGACCTCAGGGACAAGCTCAGTGGCTTCCCTACACCGGCTGCGTCATGGCTATCGACCCGAGCGGTCGGGGTGCGGACGAGCTAGGCTACGCCGTTGTCAAGATGCTCAACGGGCAACTCTTCGTGGTGGCCTGCGGGGGTCTCTCCGGGGGCTACCAGGAGGAGAACCTTGAGGTCTTGGCGAAGATGGCCGCGAAGTTCCAAGTCAATCACATCGTCATTGAAGAGAACTTCGGAGACGGGATGTTCACAGCGTTGTTTAAGCCGGTCTTGAAGAAGTCCCACCCCTGTTTCGTGGAGGAAGTCAAGCACTCGAAGCAGAAGGAACTGCGGATCATCGACACCCTTGAGCCGGTGATGAACCAACACAAGCTCATCATCGACCGCTCCGTCATCCAGGCCGACTACGACTCGACCCAAGAGCGGGGAAGTGACCACGCTTACAAGTACCAGTTGATCCACCAGTTAACCCGGATCACCAAGGAGCGGGGTGCCCTGGCCCATGACGACCGGCTGGATGCCTTGGCTATGGCGATTGCGTATTGGGTCGAGCAGATGTCGAAGGACATCGAAGAATCCAAAAAGATGCAGTCCGCCAAAGACCTGAACGACGAACTGAAGCGATTTCGTCAACAAGTCTTTGGTGGGAATCGGAGGACACCGAACAATCGATGGGCAACCTCGCGTAATTACTCTGGAAATCGTCGTTGAAGTCTAATGGGTTGGACCTGTAGAGGGGCATGTATCTCTATAGATACTATATAGTTACTTATATAATTTTATATAGTTATTATATAGTTATTTCTTAGGTTACTTCTATAGTTACACCTGAAGACCAGACGACTACAAGAAGAACCTAAAGGAAGTAGATTGAAGGTATACCACTGTAAAGACTGTGGTTGTAGCTATAGTCATGACCAAGGTTACCTCCACAGTTTAACCTGTGGGGCACGTAAACGACCTGCAAAGATCGTGAAGTCCAGTGAGATCGACCAACAGATGGGCCTCGTCAACATAGGCCCGTATCGCGTGAGAAGAGACCTCAATGAGTGATTATCGGAAGAAACCTGTGGTTATCCAAGCAGTTCAAATGCCTGTGGCCGGATCGGTCCATGATGTTCTGCATGGCATAGACATCCCCTATGAGGCTGGTGATTGGATTATCACCGGAGTCAAGGGTGAGCGGTACGCCTGCAAGGACGATGTGTTCCGGGCCACATACGACCCAGCTTAATAACGATCAATGACCCTCAGGTGCATCCCAATAGCGATCCCTGAGGGTTACATCGGGTTTCATGAGATCGTCGCTCGTAGGGGCACGGCAGCGTTTCCTGAGGGTATTCTGAGGGTAACTCGGAAGATGTTAGCAACTGGTTATCCTGTTGGTGTTCTGTGAAGGTCACCTGAGGGAGAGGGAAGCGAGGGTAGGTAGGACGCCCGGAAGGGCTGCATTCCCCGAGAGTAGACGACCTCGATTGTACCTCAGGCAGACCACACAGAACAGCGCGGATAATTTGGCGAAAAAATGTCTTAGGGTACCGCCTATAGCATCGCTGCCGGCTTCCCCCATGTGGGTACCCTGTTCATAACCTGTTGACAACGCTGGGCATTAGACTTGCATAGACACCAGGAAACCCCGATTTGTGGATAACTAAGCAACAAACCCAGCAACAAAGACACATAAACCCTTGTAATCATTGGCTAACCAAGGGATATTGTATCCGTTTCACAGGACCGACAAGGCTATAAAGCCCTATCGGTCCTTATTTTTTCGATTCCCGACTAGATTACTCAACAATGTGGTACATTCGCATGTCTTTCTGACATCGGGTGTATCAATGCGTTTTCAATCTACAGTAACCTAGTCAAGTATCCGTAGAATAACCTCAGGGCATAGTCTTTGTTGCACTTTCCACACATGGCAATGACACACTTGTGGGATTGATACCACACCCGCACAAAGTAGCCTAAGGCGTAACCTGAGGAATAACGCGGAGTTATCAGTAGTTTTCGCATGGCATATGGATTGCTTCCATGAGTGGGTATGATGCAGCAATGGGCCTAACCAAGGAGTAGACACTATGAGAATCGATGCAAACGGTAAGGTATGGGCTACATGGCGGGAATGGATGAAGATGGGGAAAGAAGATTCAATGCTAGGAAGACCTGAACCACGTTTCCCAAACCAACCCGATTACATGGCGGGATACAACCATAAGAAAAGA